AATTCAGTAAGTAATGCTGATGAGTTTGATATTAATCTGTTGGTAACTCCTGGTATCGTACATGGTCTACATAGTAAAGTAGCTGCAAGAGCTATGAATATGTGTGAAGAGCGTGGTGATACATTTTATGTAATGGATGCGTCTATACATGGTGAGAGTATCGCTACTATAACAAGTCGTGTATCTACATTAGATACTAATTACGCGGCTGTTTATTACCCTTGGGTAAAAATAGTAGATTCTGGTACATCATTACCAGTATGGGTGCCACCTTCAGTTGTGTTACCTGGTGTAATTGCTTATACAGACCAAGTATCACATGAATGGTTCGCCCCAGCTGGTTTGAATCGTGGTGGTTTGACTTCTGTAGTTGAAGCTCAAACAAGATTAACTCATGCAGAACGTGATGACTTGTATGAAGATAGGGTTAACCCAATTGCTTCATTCCCAGGTCAAGGTGTTTGTGTTTGGGGTCAAAAGACCTTACAAGCTAAACCATCTGCGTTGGACAGAGTAAATGTACGTAGATTATTGATTAGATTGAAGAAATTTATTGCTTCATCTTCAAGATATCTATTGTTTGAACAGAATACTGCGGGAACAAGAAATCGTTTCTTGAACATCGTTAATCCGTTCTTAGACTCAGTACAAGCTAATAGTGGTTTGAGTGCATTTAGAGTTGTCATGGATGAATCTAACAATACACCAGATGTAATTGATAGAAATCGTCTCGTTGGACAAATCTATATTCAACCAACAAGAACTGCTGAATTTATTGTTTTGGACTTTGTTGTATTACCTACGGGTGCTACATTCCCAGAATAATAAACTATTACAGTTTAATCAACTTAAAGCCCCACGTTTTCGTGGGGTTTTTTGTTTATGTGATATTTATTATTGTGATTATGTAAGTACATAACTAAGAAAAATGATTTTTTATAGGTAGATGATATTTATATATAAGAAAATTTAATGAAATTATTGGAGATAAGAAAATGGCTGAATTACTCGACCCTTCAGAAATAATGTTCACTCCGTTTGAACCGAAGACTAAAAGTAGGTATATTTTGTATGTAGAGGGTATACCATCATATTTGATTAAAACTGCTACAAGACCAAGTATTACTTTTGAAGAAGTAGAATTAAATCATATAAACATGAAGAGGTTTGTAAAAGGAAAAGGTTCGTGGGAGCCTATTGAAATTACCTTATATGACCCTGTTGTACCAAGTGGTGCACAAGCAGTAATGGAATGGGTAAGATTACATAAAGAATCTGTAACTGGTCGAGATGGTTATTCTGATTTTTATAAGAAAGATATAACAATTAATTTATTAGGCCCAGTTGGTGATAAAGTAGAAGAATGGACATTAAAAGGTGCATTTATTGTATCGGCTACATTTAATGATTTGGATTGGTCTGTAAGTGACCCTGCAGAAATTACTTTGAGTCTACGTTACGATTACGCAATATTACAGTTCTAATATTATTTTATTGGTGAAAGGGGAAGTTTGTGGTGGACTTCCCTTTTTTTATTGAAGGTTTTTTGTATTACATAGATATTTATTAAAAAGAAGTTTTATTAATTAGTTTTATTAAACAAGGAGAAATCATGGCGAAACAAGAAAAGCCTAAATTTCCAACTGAAGTTGTAACTTTACCATCTAAAGGTAACTTCTATCCAGAAGAACATCCTTTATCAAGTGGAGAAGTTGAAGTCAAATATATGACTGCTAGAGAAGAGGACATACTAACGTCACAGAATCTTATTAAACAAGGTAAAGTGATAGATGTATTGTTAGAATCGTTAGTAGTTGGTGATTTTAATATGGATGATATGTTCATCGGTGATAAAAATGCCATTATGATAGCTTCTCGTGTTCTTGGATATGGTAAAGAATACAGTTTCGAGTTGGAAGACCCTGCTACAGGGGATAAAGAAAAGCATACATTAGATTTGACTACTCTTGACCATAAAGAAGTAGATTTTGATGTTGATTTTGAATTTGAATTACCACATTCTAAAAGAGTGTTAGGATATAAGTTTTTAACACAAGGTGATGAAAAAGAAATTACAGCAGAACTTAAAGCTTTACGTAAAGTATCTAAAAAAAGTGGTATCGAATCTGAAGTAACTACTCGTCTAAGAAAAGTTATTACATCAGTTGATGGAGATAGTTCTGTCGGAACTATTAACAACTTTGTTAACAATGAATTTTTGTCTCGTGATTCGAAAGAATTTAGAGACCATCTTATGTCTGTAACACCCGATGTAGACTTGGATATCATTATTGATTTTTCTTCAGGTGAGGAGGTTGAAACTACCGTTCCTATGACGGTAGAGTTTTTTTGGCCTAAGGCCGGAAAATAAGCCTCAGATACACGAGCAAATATTCCAAATAGTATTTCATGGTAAAGGTGGCTTCACCTATGATGCAGTCTATTCTATGCCTGTTTGGCTTCGTAAATTCTATTTCTTAAAACTACAAGAGTTTTATAAAAAGGAAAAAGCCCAATACGATAAAGCAAATAAAAAGAAAGTTTCTCGTCCAAATATAAGTCCTAAAAGATAAAATTTGTTTATCTGATATTTATTATTGATGAAATCCCCAACCTAACGTTATATTACGGAGAACACAATGGAAAATTTCAATGATATAAAAAAGATAGCAAAGAGATATATCAAAAAACCCAAAGTAGTTAAATTTAGACAGACTATTCAAGTTATAGCAACAAGTGGTGCTTGGATGGAATTAAAAGATGACAAACATGGTAAATATTATGAAATATTTGGCCCAGATGATAATATCATTGGTGGTGGTGATTATGATGTAGTGATAGAACCATTTGCAGAGTTTAAAGATTTACTACGTTCTATGAAATTAGAAAGTAAAATAAATTCTTTAATATCAGAAAAAGATGATAAAATATACGAGGGTATTATCAGTACCCTATTTCAACGAGTAGTAGCAGGTGCAAAACCAAGAGACGTTGTAAAACAAGCTACTAAAAATCACCCAGAACTTGAAAAGATGGAAAAACAAATTATAAAAGATTTAGAAGACATCCGAAAAAGTGAAATAGAATTACGTAAAAAATTAAAAAAACTACCTAAAGCTTAATATAAAATATGGCCGACGCAAAAACAAGAACTAAAGCTGATTTAAAAGCCCGTGACGCCGAAATAAAGGCTACTAAGGCTATTAGTGCAGAACGCTCTAAATTATTAAAGACTCTTGAAAAAATTAAAAAAATGGAAGCCGCTGGTGCTAATATGGCCAGTACCAGACTCAAAACTGAAGAAAAAATAAAGAAGGTAGAAGAACAAAGAAAAGAACAATGGGAGAAAGCGGCTACAATTCAACGTGCCCATAATGAAGATATAAAAGATTTAACACAAGAGAATAATAATTTACTTAAAACTGGTACGAACATAGCTAATTCTTTAGCTAAAGTTGGTGCTAAACAACTTGTTACCGTAGAACAAATACAAGAAGCACATGGTGTTGTTAATGATTTAGCAGGAACTAACATTGACCACCAAACAGATATATCAGCTATATTATTAGACCAAATAGAAAATACAAATACATTAAACGCAAATCAAGCGGCTATAGGAACAGAAGCATTTGAACGAATAGATTATGATACCGTATCAAAGGATTTAGCCGAAGAACGTTTAAAAATAACTACTGGTCAATATGATTTATCACAACAAGAGGTTGATGCCGCGTTAGAAACATTAGGTATAGCAGAACAACGATTAAAAGTACAAAAAGATATATCTAAATTCCAAGAAATGCAACATGATGCGGTAACTGATTTACAAGCACCTATGAATGATTTAAAAGATAAAGCTATGGGAATGGCCGCTCAATTAAAAGCCGTGTTTGCTAATCCAGCGTTAGCTCTTGTAGCTGGTTTGGGGCTCGCCGCGAAACAAATGTTTGATTTATTTAAAGGTGCTCAAGCTCTTAAAACAGAGTTAGGTATTAGTGATGAAGCGGCAGTAGGTTTACAGATGCAGATATCCGAAGTATCTATGTCTATGAAGGCGGCAGGAGTTGAAAGTGCTGATGTAGCTGACGCTCAGATGGCTTTGATAAACAATTTTGGTGGAGTAGCGGCATCTTCAACAGATTTATTAATGAATATGGCTAAAATGAAAGCCGATTTGGGTGTTAGTGGTCAATCCGCTGGAAACTTAATGGTTATGATGAAAGCAACAGGTGCCGCTTCGAAGGAAGCCGCGTTTGAAATGGCTAAAAGTGTTGCTTCATTAGCTCAATCTGAAGGTGTAGCACCAGGTCAAGTTATGCAGGACATAGCTAACAATACTGAAGCTTTTGCTCAGTATGCGAAAGATGGTGGTATGAATGTTGCTAAAGCAGCTATTCAAGCAAAAAAACTTGGTATTAATTTTGAAACATCGGTTAAGATAGCAGATAATTTATTAGATTTTGAAGGTAGTATTCAAAAACAAATGGAAGCAGAGATTTTACTTGGTAAACAATTGAATCTTGATAAAGCTCGTCAGTTAGCTCTTACTGGTGATATGGAAGGTTTACAAAAAGAAGTATTAAAAAATGTAGGTACTGAAGCAGAATTTAATGCAATGAACGTTCTTCAGAGAAAAGCGTTAGCAACATCTATAGGTATTAGTGTTGTAGAATTATCAAAGATGGTAGCAAATCAAAGTAATCTTAATAAACAAACAGAATCTCAACAAGCTATGACAGATATCATGGCTATGATTATGAAGGAGATACGTGGATTGAGTGAGGATTTAATTAAGATTTGGATGGTATTGAAACCAATATTTATGGTAGCTTTAGCACCAATTGGACTTGCAGTTTGGGGATTGGTTAAACTTCTTGGTCTTGTTGCTTCATTAGTTACTTGGGTTGATGATAGACTTGGTGGTGGATTAAGTGTTGTTTTTGGTACAATACTGTCAATTTATTTGTTAACTAAGTTGTGGGCTAAAGAAGGTCTAATGGCGTCTATGAAACAATACGCGATGGACTTAAAAACCTATATTATGAAAAAGAAATCAGCCGTACTTGATAAGTTGAGTATTACTAAAAAAACTGGTACTGGTGGTTCTGGTGGTAAAGGTGGTTCGAGTGGACTTGGATTTGTAGAAAAAATTAATCCTGCGAAGATGTTAGCGGGAGCAGGAGCTTTGTTGATAGTTTCAGCCGCATTATGGGTAACAGCAAAGGCATTACAAGAATTTACATCAGTAAGTTGGGGTGATATGGCTAAAGCTGGTGTCGCTTTACTTGGATTAGTATTAGTTGTAGCCGCTCTCGGAATGATAATGTCAGGTCCAGTGGGATTAATGATATTAGTTGGGGCGGCCGCCATGTTAATTTTAGCCGCGGCATTACTTGTATTAGGATTTGCTATACAAGCGATAGGAACTGGTTTTGGAATGTTAGCGGAAGGTCTTACATCTTTTACACCAATATTGTCTACATTAGTTCCATTAGCTAATGGAATATTTGTTTTAGCTGGTGCTTTTGGAGCGTTAGGAATTGGAATGGGTGCTTTAGCTATTGGAGCTCTTGCATTACTACCAGCTTTACCTGTATTGTTAGCTTTAGCTGGTATTGGTATGTTAGGTATGGCTTTAGCTGGTGGTGGAGAAGAAAATGTAGCAGAAGCATCTACTATAAATGCCACAGATAATGTAGTAGAAGCAGAATCATCTACTATAAATGCCATAGATATGACCATGACAAATGATAAATTAGATGGAGTTATATCTGAAATTGTTGCATTAAAAGTTTCTAATAAAGAGTTGATGACATCATTAACTGGAAAGGTTAAAGCGTTAGCAGAGGCTTAATATGGGATTAGTTGATTTAACAAGTGACTTAGCTCTTGGAGCAGGAAATGCAATTGGTACACCTACTGGTAATAATTTAGGTCAACCAACATCATTGGGTGGATACTCACATCCTGGACCAGTAGATTATTTTCCAAACATTCATGCAACTGGATTTACTCTTAACTTTGGTGGGCCACCTACTTTATTTACTATGAATGGTTTACCAGAAATAGTTGATAGTAATCCAATTGGTAGACATACCGCCGGATTAGATGTACCAAGTTTTAATCTTTCAGATGTTACTACATTTCAACACCAAACAATACCATTTGAAATATCGAATGTAACTTCATTTCAACAAGATACTAATCCATTTGAACAATCCAACATAACTTCTTTTACACCACCAAATTTAATTGATTGGTTTCAGATTTCAATTGACAATAGTCCAATGGAACAAAGAAGTCCAAGACAACCATTTAACTTTCCAACTTTAGAAACTCCAGAAGCATATCAATATTATTCTGCTAATGGTAAGGTAGAAAGTGAATTGGAAAAAGCAAAATTTAGAAAAGGACAATACGATAAACTTCCATATAGAGATAATAATGTAATAGGGTTTGACCAACCATTTATTATAAAAGATATTGGTAATAAAGCTGGAATTGATGCAGTAAGTGGAGTACCTGGTCTTGGTATGGTTAGTGCAATGATTGGTAGAACTACCGATGATGTATTTAGAATTGGTAAATTTTTATTAACACCACAAGGTATTATGTTTGGTGCTAAACAATGGTTTTTTCATAAGATGAATGTGTTCCCACATACAAGACAATGGAATCCAGAAAGTTTATTTTCAATAGTTCCATTAGTTCATATACCTACACATGGAAAACCAGGTTCGGTAGTAATTGGACCAGTTGCCGAAAAGATGAAACCTTATATAGAAGGTTTAGCAAATAAAGGTACTGAAGTAATTGGTAATTTAGCCGATTTAATTGGAGAGGGAGCTAAAGATGTTTGGACATTTGGTGGAGAAGTAAAAGATTGGGCAGGAGTTAAAATTGATAAAGCTCAAACAACTATTGCACCATTAATTGATAAATTTAAAAATTATATGCCACATGGTGAGTCAAAAGTTGCAGAAGGAGTTCCACCAGCGGCAGACCCAAATAAAGGAATTGATTGGGATAAGGTTAAAACAACTGGAAAAAATATATGGGATAAAGTACAAAGTTCAGCTATAAAGATTGGTCAGACAACTTCTAATTTAGCTCAAAGAGCGGCTGATGCTGCAAGTTCGGGAATATATTGGGCTAAAGGTCAGATAGCTCATTTGACTTCAGACCCAGTTATGAGTTATATGAT